AAGACGTTAGAGGGGAATACGGGTATACCACAGTAGCACTACTCCGACGCCGCCAGCCCATAGACTCGGTAGGCTCTCCAGCCCGTGGACTAGATCTAACGCCTAGGTCTCACACCCGGGTACCATGGGACTCTCACGCCCCGGGACTAGGTATTGACGCCGCCCTATAGAAACAACCCCAGGCGCGCGGTACACTTGTCATAACAAGTAGCCGCCAGCATATCCGCCAGGGTTCGTAATGTGGATAACCCCCCAAACCCCAGTATCTAGGCCATTTTACAGGTTAACAGAATATGTATTATGCGCCGTTTCGGTATTTATTCGCCCCGAAAAAACGCCGAAAGCCCCCCCCTTGATTCAGAACGGGGGGCGCGATGCGGTGCAACCCCAGACACACTCACCCAGACGTATACCAATACAAGTATACCGTGCGCGACCTTTACACGTATACCTTGCTGCCCCCCCTGGGTACCCCCTTGGGGCACTGCCCAATCCCAGAAAAAAAATTCTTGTATCTACACGGTGGGGCTACCCCACTTTCGTCAATGTTTATGCGGGTTGATTTTCGGACTTGTTCTCGGATTGTAATTTGATATATGGTGTATGGAGCACTCTAGCCAGGAGAAGAGATGGGCAGGCGGAAGAAGTTGCGACTGAAGAACGGTGATGTGATGCGTAACGCTGCGAAGCTGCTACCGGAGCAGGTGAGGCAGATCAGGCACTGCGTAAAGCATGGGTATAGCTATGAGTACATGGCCGATGTGTTTGAGTGTACGGCGCAGAACATCCATTCAATTGCCAAGCGCAAGTCGTGGAGGGCGCTTCGTTGACGGACCTTGGGGCGGCTTTGTGGCGTCCAGATTGAGTCAGTAGGCGGCTGGCCCCAGTTTTGGGGCCATGAAAGCTACAGAGAGGAAGCTGCTGTTGGCGTGCCGGGAGGACCCGGTACTGTACGCGAAGGCGTTCCATAAGTTTGAGCCCGAACCGCATCAGGCGGATTTCTTGAGGGCGGTAGCGGACCGGGACGTACCGAGGGTTGCGGTGCGTAGTGGCCGACAGTGCGGCAAGACGAGCGCGTTGGCGATTGCGGCTGCGTGGTTTGAGTGGGCGCACCAGGACGCGAGGACGCTGGTTACGGCACCGTCTAGCGGGCAGCTGGAGGATGCGTTCGTACCGGAGTTGAAGGGTCAGATCAACCGCTTGCCGCAGCAGTTCAGGGATTTGTGGACGGTAAAGAAGGATCGGTTGGAGTTCCGGTTCACGGACAAGGACCCGTTTGAGAACTTCATCACGATCAAGACGGCCAGGGCGGACTCTCCTGAGTCAATGCAGGGCATGAACGCCCCGAACGTGCTGGTGCTGATTGACGAGGCTGCGGGTGTGGTGGACCCGATCTTCGAGGCGATCAGCGGTTCACTGGCCGGTAACAAGGGGCTGGTGAAGATTGTACTGACCGGGAACCCGAACCGCACGTCCGGCTTTTTCTATGATGCGTTTCATGTGGACTCCGACGACTGGCAGACGTTTCATTGGGACTCGGAGCAGTTAGCGAACAACGGTAACCGCATCTCACCCGACTGGGTGGAGCGGATGCGCCGGAAGTATGGCGATGACTCGGACCCGTTCAGGGTTCACGTTAAGGGTGAGTTCCCTCGGGGCGATGCGAACACAGTTATTCCGGTGTCTCTGGTTGAGGATGCGGTCATCCGTGATGTTGACCCGTCACCTTCAGCGAAGATCGTCTGGGGGCTAGACGTTGCACGCTTTGGAAATGACAAATCCGCATTGTGCAAGCGCAAGGGGAATGTGCTGCTGGGCCACGTACAGCGGTTCAGCGGGCTTGATACGATGCAGTTGGCCTCCCAGGTTTACTCGCAGTATGAAGCAAGTTCGCAGAAGCCTGTCGAGATACTGGTGGACTCTATTGGAGTTGGCGCTGGCGTTGTTGATCGTCTGCGTGCTCTTGGCCTGCCTGTGCGTGGGATTAACGTTGGTGAGTCTCCAGCTATTGTGGGAACGAACTACCTCAACCTTCGCACGGAGTTGTGGTTCAAGGTGAGGGACTGGCTGGAGCAGCGCGACGTGAAGCTACCGAACGACCGCGAGTTGATCGACGAGCTTGTCAGCGTGAGGATGGATTACACGCCTGCGGGCAAGACGAAGTTGGAGAGCAAGAAGGACATGAAGAAGCGTGGTGCGGGCTCCCCGGACGGCGCAGATGCCCTGGCATTGACATTCGCTTCAACGGCGGCTACACTGACGAGCGGTCGGTCGTTTGCGCGTGATAAGCCATTGAAGCGCAACCTGCCTAGTTTGGTTTAGGGGACGGATCAGATTCGACGCTTGCGAGGCCCTGAAAAGGTACGCGAGCGGACTCGGGTGCAACTCCCGGCGTCTCCACTTGGCCCTTGGTACGATAGGTTGGGGAACCACATTCACTCACATACCAGTGGGACTCACCAAGGGCCATTGACACGGTAGTACCGATAGCGGTACAATAGGTCACCCAGCCTCCCCCCTTGGGCTGGTAGAGAGGGTCGCAGGACGCCAATCCTCCCCTCTTGCCCCCGCCTCCTCACGGTGCCGGGGGTTTTTTTGTCAGTCTTTCTTGAGTCAAAAGACTTAGACCCGTAGTTTGCGGTTGGACTATCCACAACTACGGGCCGCTATGGAATCCGTTATAGACGAAATTGAGCGCGAAGTCGGCATGACCGACGGAGAGCTAGAGTCATTCGTCAAAAACAACATCGATGACGCGGTAAACTACACGGACACCTATCTCAGCCGTGAGCGAGAGGAGTCCACGAAGTATTACCGGGGTGATCCGTTCGGGGACGAGGAGGAAGGCCGTTCCAAGATCGTGATGACCACGCTCAGGGACAGCGTTCAGCAGGCGCTACCCTCCCTGATGCGCGTATTTGCGGGTTCAGAGCGCATGGTCGAGTTCGTGCCACGCGGCCCAAGGGACGTGAAGCTGGCTGAACTGGCGACCCAGTACGTGAATTACGTGCTGATGCAGGACAACGACGGCTACCGGCTGCTGTGGAGCGCGTTCAAGGACGCTCTGCACAAGAAATGCGGCATCATCAAGGTCAGTTGGGACGATTCCCTGGAGGTTTCGACCCACTATATGACCGATTTGACAGAAATGGGTCTTGTGGCGCTCTCCGAGGAGGAGGGCGTGGAGATTGTCGTCACGGGTGAGCGTTTGGACCCGCAGTTTGGGCCGATGTATGACGTTGAGGTGCGTCGGCGGCGCCCGAAAGATCGTATCTTGGTCGAAACGCTGCCGCCCGAGGAGTTCCTGGTGGACAGGGACGCCCGCAGCCTGGACGAATCGCTGTTTGTGGGCCATCGCTCGCTCAGAACGCCGTCCGAACTGGTGGCGATGGGCTACGATGAAGACTTGGTGCAGTCGAAAGTAACGAAAACCAACGCGATCAGTTGGAATCGGGAGCGCCATGAGCGAAATCGCTGGGAAAACACGGACGCAGGCGGTGCCAGGGACCGCGACCGGGTGCTCTACACCGAATGTTACGTCTACGTGGACTTCGACGGCGACGGAATCGCTGAATTGCGCCGGATTTGCTGCATGGGCGACGACCACGAGGTCGTGGACAACCGCCCGTGGGATATCCGCCCGTTTGCCGACTTTCATGTGGACCCAGAGCCGCACACGTTCTTCGGGCACGACTTAGCAGACCGCACGAAGGACCTCCAGCGCATCAACAGTCAGATCATGCGGCACTCTCTGGACGCATTGGCCCAGACGGTGCATCCACGGGTCGCTGCGGTGGAGTCTCAGGTCAATCTGGAAGACCTGATGAACAACGAGAACGGCGCAATCGTGCGAATGCAGGCTCCCGGCATGGTACAGCCGCTTGCACAGCCGTTCCCGCGTGAATCGCTTGAAATGCTGGCCCAATTCCAGCTTGTGAAGGAGCAGAGGACCGGCCTGAACCGCCAGTCGTCTGGAATCGACGCAGATTCGCTCCAGAGCATGACTGCAAGCGCGGTCAACGCGATTGAGCAGGGCTCCAAGCAGATGCTGGAGGTTATGGCCCGAAATCTAGCTGAAACGGGCATGAAGCGCCTGATGAAGCTGATTTTGCGCCTTGTCGTGCAAAACCAGGATCGTGGGCGCATGGTTCGCCTCTCAGGGGAGTGGCAGGAGATTGATCCCGCCGTATGGGACGCGAATATGGACGTTGCGGTCAACGTGGCGCTCGGTGCTGGCCTTGAGGCGCGTAAGCAGATGGCGCTGGAGCGCACATTGGAGGCACAGATCCAGGCGCTGACGCAGATGGGTCCGAGCAACCCGCTTGTGGGGCTCGGTAACCTGCGGCACACGCTGGGCAAACTGCTGGAGATGGGAGGCATCAAGGACACGAACTCCTACTTCAAGCCGCTGCCCGTGGACTTTGAATTGCCACCGCAGCCGGACGAGCCCTCTGCCGAGGAGTTGTACTATCAGGCAGAGCGTGAAAAGGTCATGGCTGACATCCAGATGAGCGAGCGCAAGCTGCAACTGGAGGCACAGAAGATCGCGCTGGACGATGACCGCGAGAGAGACAAGCACGCGGCTGACTTCACCCTCAAGGCCGCAGAGATCGGCGTCAAGATGGAAGACGTGGACCTCAAGCGTGCCCGCGAGAAGCTAAATGCGGCTGACAGTTAAGGATTGCGAGCGAGCGAAGGAACTGCTGGACAACAAGTTTTTTGATGTGTGCGTTCAGCAGGTCCACGAAGAGATCGCTGGCGAGTGGAGACGAGCAAGCTCAGAAAGAGAACGGGAGGACTTGTGGCGTGAGCAGCGCCTCATCTCCCGCTTGAAGGGTCGGCTACTAGCGGTAGCCAACGATAGCACGTTCCAGAAGCGTGCGCTCCAATCACAGGACAGAGGATAACATGGGCGATACTCCCGAAAGGACCGCCAAGACAGCACGACAGAGCGCAGGAATCTTTGGGCAGGTGAAGACCGTGCAGGAAGCTGACGCGGCACCCGAGCCAGTCCGAGATGAAGCACCCGTCGAAGAGACGGTGGCGGAAGACGAGATCATCGAAGAGGCCGAAGAGGTCGAAGAGATCGAGTACGAAGCCGACTCCGAGCAGGACGATGAAGTTGAAGCGGTAGAAGAGTCCGGGGCCGATGTCTACACCGTGCGGGTTGACGGTGAAGAGGTAGAGGTCACGCTGGACGAACTACTCAGCGGATACAGTCGCACGTCGGATTATACGCGAAAGACACAGGCCCTCTCAGAGCAGCGCAAGCAGTTTGAGGAGCAGAAGAACCAGACGCTCCAGATGGCAAACGTGCTTGAACAGCGGCTTGGTGAGGTCGAAAGCCTCCTTTCGCAGCAGGACAACGCACCCAACTGGTCGGAACTCGCAAAGGAGCTATCGCCGCAAGAGTACAATCAGGCGAAGGCTCAGTGGGACGCCCAGCAGGAGCAGTTGCGGCTCGTGAGGCAACAGCGTCAGGAGCTACAGCAGCAGCAGCAGTTGGAGCAGCAGCGCCAGATGGCAGAAGCCACTGAAATGGCACGGGAGCAGCTTCCGAAGCTGATTCCAGAGTGGCGAGATCAGTCTGTGGCGCAGAAGGAGGCCCAGGATATTACGCAGTGGGCTCTGGACGAGGGATTCACGCAAGAGGCGTTAGATAGCCTCGTGGACCCTCTGGCCGTGAAGATTCTCAGGGACGCCTGGAGATTCAATCGGCAGTCCCAGAAAAAGCCCAAGGTCGTCCGTAAGAAGTCTCCAAAGACTGCGAAAGCTGGTACGGGTGTGAAGTCCAAGGCTAAGACAGCACTGGAGAGGCAGATCCATACGCCGGGTAAGCCCCGCGAGAAGATCGACTTCTTCAAAACCATTAAACCCCTCAAGTAAGGAACCCTAACGATGGCCTATACCAACGTACACGGTATTGCCGATATGGATGGGGACAAAGAGGAGGTCATGGATGCGGTCTACAACATTGACCCGACTGACACTCCCTTCATGTCCAACATCGGACGCGGCAGCACCGACAACACCTTCTTCCAGGTTCCCGTAGACACCCTTGCCGCTGCGAGCGGTACTGGTGTGACGGAAGCCTACTTCGTGGGCGACAGCGCCCGTGCGGTTTCTGACGTTACCGTCGTCGGCAACTACACCCAGATCAACGAACGGGATTACCTCGTGTCGGGAACCGGACGTGCCACCGCGTTCTACGGTCGTGAGGACCAGCTTGGGTACCAGCGTGCAAAGGCCACGAAGGAACTCAAGCGGAACATGGAGACTGCGCTTCTGGGCAACCAGAGCGGTGTGCAGATTGGCGAGTCCACGGTCGGACAGACCGCCGGACTGCCTGCGTGGATCAAGACGAACGTTGATTCGTCTGCCACGAACTCCGTGGACCCCGTATGGACGAGCATCGTGACGGATGCGCGTTCGGACGGTGTGCAGCGTGCGTTTACCGAGACGATCCTCAAGTCTGTTGTGAAGCAGTGCTGGGACAACGGCGCCGACCCGTCGATCCTGATGGTCGGTTCGTTCAACAAGCAGACGGTTTCCGGGTTCTCCGGTATCGCGGAGCAGCGCGTGAACGTCCAGCTTGGCGGCGATGTGCCGATCATCGGTGCGGCTGACTTCTATCAGTCGGATTTCGGCATCCTGGCCGTGATCCCCAACCGCTTCCAGCGGGCGCGTGATGCGTTCGTGCTCGACCCGGACTACGCGGAGGTCAAGTACCTGCGCCCGGTTGAGTTCCACGAGATCGCAAAGCGCGGTGACGCCGACTCCGAGATGGTACTGGCCGAGTACGGTCTGTGCGTCTACAACGAGGAAGCGCACGGAATCGCTGCGGACCTCACCACCTCGTAAACCCTGAACCCGGATGAAGATACCCAAATCGAAGTACAAAGGAGCGCGTCTACTGGACTGGGACCCCGAACGGGGGCTGGCCCAGTATTGGCATTGGGATGTACAGGAGGGCCATGGCATCATTGAGCGCGTACAGGACGTGTCCGGCATCATTGACCGGAACGAGCGCATCAAGGCCGAGCGCAGCGAGCTTACAGAGTCGCCAGATATGCGCTACATCGGTTCGGTGCCCATGGACATCCTGTTCGACTGGATCGCAGAGGGCAAAATCAGTCATGGCCCGCTGCATCAGGTGAAGGACGAGGCGTGGATCAAGAAGAAGCTCAACGACCCCAAGTATTCCAAGTTCAAGGCCACGGATAAGCGCATTTAATGAACCCGCGTATTGCGATTTGCGTCCCGACGCTGGATACGTGCGACTCCATGTTCGCACACGACCTCGCTCGCATGATGGCGACCCACGCAGGGCGCTACTTGGGCGAGATGCACCTGATCTTCCGCTACGGGTCGATCCTGGCTCGTGTGCGTGAAAACTGCGTGCTACAGGCGCTATCAGACCCGGAGGTGACTCACGTTCTGTTTTTGGACAGCGATATGCGGTTCCCGCCGGACCTGATTGAACGGATGCTCAAGGCAGACAAGCCGATTGTAGCCGCGAACTGCTCCAAGCGTGTTCGCCCCGCAGAGCCGACCGCATTCCATATCCACGACCGGGACAGTGGGGAGGTCACGAAAATCTACCCCGATCCTAAGCTGCGGGAGTTGCAGCGCGTGTTTGGAGTGGGCACTGCTATTATGATGATTCGGCGTGAGGTGTTTGAGGAAGTGCCTCGCCCGTGGTTCGCTACACCGTGGATCAAGCAGGAGGACGGAAGGTTGGCGATGCTCAACGAGGACGCCCACTTCTGCTACAAGTGCGATGAAGCGGACATTCCGCTGTACATTGACCACGACATTTCGTGGGATGTCCGGCACGTCGGCAACCACGAATTTGGTATGCAGGACGTACTGGACGACCGGGAGGCCCTAGAGGCCCCCCAGGAGGAATTAGAGTTTGTCGCTCTCTAGCTACAACGAACTAAGGCAGGCGATTCAGGATTGGACGCTCCGCGAGGATCTGGCCCAGCGTACCGACGATTTTATTGCTTTCGTAGAAGCCGACCTGAACAGGCGGCTCCGCGTTCGCCGGATGCTCACAAGGGACACGTTCACTGCCGACGCACAGTACGAGGCGCTGCCGAGCGACTTCTTAGCTTTCGAGCGCATCGCAATCACGTCGCTCAGTCCTGACCGCGAGCTAGAGTACGTCACGCCGCAGGCGATGTCGTATGAGCGCCAGAACAACAGTGCTGCGGGGGTTCCCTTCGCATACAGCATCGTAGGAGACGAGATCGAGTTCCTGCCCACCCCGGGCACGGACTACACGGTTGAGCGTCTGTACTATGCCTCGATCCCCGCACTCACCAGTGTGAACACAAGCAACTGGGTGCTGACCCAGAACCCAGATGTCTACCTGCACGGATGCCTGTCTCACGCCTTCAAGTACGCGATGGACGAACAGCGTGCGGCGGTTCATGCGGCAGACTACGCCAGCGGCGTACAGGAGATCATTGAATCAGACAAGAAAGAGCGCATCGGGGCACAACCTCGGATGAGGATGCGGCCCATCGGGCGCAGAGGAACCATAGGATAAGCCATGCCCACGACAGCAAACCTCGGACTTACCATCCCCACAGTCGGGGGCTCCTCTGATGCGTGGGGCACGATCCTCAACGAGTTGTTTGACGACCTAGACTCTGCTCTAGGAGACGCTGGGGTCAGCGAGGGTATCGGTGGCCTCACTGTCAATATCGACGGTGGCACGATTGACGGTACTGTCATTGGCGGTACCACACCGGCTGCAATCACGGGCACGACGGTCACGGTGTCTACGAGCGGCAGCGTTTCGACTCCCGCGTATACGTTCTCCGGCGACACGGACACCGGGATCTACCGGGACGGGATTAACGCGCTTGCCATTGCTGCTGGCGGTACCCGTATTGCCCGTTTCAATGACGTAGGCGGCGGCGGCATCGTGTTCTACGACGATGTTAACATAGGGGGCGCTAACAACATTTACTGTGACGGCGGTGAAATCCGTGTAGGTGGCGCAATCAACCACGACGGCAGCACCGCAGGGTTTTTTGGCGCTACTCCGGTCGCACAGCAGACAGACCCCGGCGGCCTAACTGACAACACTGGCGGGATTGCATCCTCCTCCGTTGACGCGGTGTCTGGGACTTATTCGGCCAGCGAGGTCAACAACAATTTTGCCAGCGTTGTTGACGACCTGAACGCGCTGCGGACGGCTCTTTTTAATCTGGGCCTTATCGCCTAATGAAGTACACGCCACTGGAGATCCCGCCTGGAGTCTACCGCAACGGCACCGAATACCAGTCGCGGGGCCGGTGGTACGACGCATCGCTTGTGCGTTGGGAAAACGGCGAGATGAAGCCGATTGGCGGTTGGCAGCAAAAGGGGTCCACGACGCTATCCGGCACTGCGCGTGGCATCCTGACGTGGAGCGGGCTTTCCGTTGGCGTGTACACGGCAATCGGCCTCACGGGCGCGGGCACAACCAAGCTGTACGCGATTGACGCCGCTGAGACGTTCTGGGATATCACGCCCACGAACATCACTGAGCAGGACTCCGACGCAGACGGTGAGGGATACGGCTGGTTGGACTACGGCAGCGGTACCTACGGTACTGAGCGCAGCGTCCCTGAGTCCTACAACTTTGCCTCACAGTGGTCGCTGGACACATGGGGGCAGTACCTTGTCGCGTGCTTGCCCGGAGACGGCGACATCTACGAGTGGCAGTTAAACGGCAACACGGTTGCCGCGCCCATAGCCAACTCCCCCAGCGGGTGCATTGGGATCGTCACCACACAGGAGCGGTTTATTTTCGCTCTTGGTGCAGGTGGGGACAGCCGGAAGGTCCAGTGGTGCGATCAAGAGGACAACACAACATGGACTCCTGCATCTACCAATCAGGCCGGATCGTTTAACCTGGAGTCCAACGGCCCGATCATGCAGGGCATCCGTGCTCGCGGGCAGACGCTTATCCTTACCACAACGGACGTGTACGCCGCAACGTACATCGGGGCACCCCTAGTGTACTCCTTCGAGCGCGTCGGGTCCTCTAACGGCATTGTGAGCCGTCAGGCGGCGGCTGCAAGCGACTCTTTCGTAGTGTGGATGGGTCCAAGGGGGTTTTGGGTCTATGACGGGTATGTCCGGGAACTTCCTTGTGAAGTTGAGGACTACGTGTTTGGTGACTTCAACCAGGATCAGCAGTCCAAGGTCCACGCATGGGTGAACTCGCAGTACAACGAAGTCTGGTGGCACTACGTCTCCAGCGGCGCAACCGAGCCAGACCGCTACGTGTCCTGGAACTACAAGGAGAACCACTGGAGCATTGGGGAGCTAGACCAGTTGGCCGCGTGTGATCGCGGTGTGTTCCGGTACCCGCTGGGCATCGGCAGCGATGGTGTACTGTATGAGCGCGAGGTCGTTGGCGCCTCTCACGGATCTGCCACTCCCTACGCGACATCTGGACCAGTAGACATCGCAGGTGGTCAGAACGTCTATGTCACCAAGATGATCGCAGACGAGAAGACGCAGGGCGACGTGGACGTGACGTTGCTCACACGGCAGTTCCCGAATGGGGGACAAAAGACCTACGGTCCCTACTCAATCAGAGAGCCCATCAGCCTTCGTGTTGGTGCTAGGCAGGTGAGCCTAAAGGTAGAGGAGGCGCAGTCTGGAGACTGGCGGTGGGGTACGCCCCGCGTTGCGATCTCCCCTGCGGGCATGAGGTGAAGGTACCGACCCCGAAGTTCCCCAAGCCGCCACACAGTAGAGAGGAAGCGAGCTTCCGTCGCCAACTGGAAGTTTCACTTAGTCGCTACGCATCCTCCATCAATGCACTGGAGGACCGCGACCTCACGGTTCAGGCGCTGATCGACGAGTCCCTGGAGGACTACTACACCAAGGCCGAAATCGACGCAATGGATATGTCGGCCACGGCGATCCAGAGTCAGGCGGGCACGTCGATTACGGGTGGTGTCGTAACGCTGGGAGAGAACTTCGACGCCGAGGTATCCGGCGCTTCCGTCAAACTCATAGATCGGCCCGGTGTTGACCAAGGGGACGTAAGCGGCACCGCATCGCTGGACTACGCTGGCGTGGTCAGGATCAATCTCACCGCAGACCTTACTGTTTCGGGGATCTCCAACATGGATGGCGTGTCCATGCTCATCCTCGCCACACTGAACTCCAACACACTGACGTTTGATGGCACGGAGTTTCGTGGCGTTAGCAACGCGCTGTCGTGGTCAGGTGACCAGACAATGCTCATCAGCGTTGTGGACCCCGGTGCGGGCAAGCTCTGTGTCACAGCAGCGCAGAACTTCTCTTGACAATGCACCCGTACCCAGGCCCGCTACTTAACAGCGCCTCTGTATCAGGGTTTGATGTCATCAAGAACATTCAAGAGTCCCTTCTTGCGTCCGAATCCTACGAGGTTGAAGGCTCAATCTCTGTGTCGGGGTTTGGGGACGCGCTGCTGACGGCAAACACATCGCGGCAGACAGAGGAGCGGAACCGCATCAGAAACATCGTAGAAGGGCTGACGGCCTCAGAGTCTTCTGAGTTGTTCGTATTTACCCAAGTGTCTGGCTTCGGTGTCGCCGCTCTCTCAGAGGACATCACCAACAACCCGGAGGAGCGGAACAGAATCCAGAGTGTTCAGGAGGCTATTACAGCGGCTGAGTCCGACGCATTGTCTTCGTTCACTCTAGTGTTCGGTGCCGATGCCGCCCTGCTGTCTGAGGACATTACGCGAACTACCGAGAGCCGCAACCAGACCCAGACGGTAAGCGAGTCGCTTGCAGCCGCAGATACGTCATCTTCCGTGCCGTATATCAACGTACAGCCGGAGGAGTCTTCCCTGTTTGGTGAGGACATCACGCGAACCACCGAGAGCCGCAACCAGACGCAGACCGTAAGCGAATCGCTTGCGGCCTCGGAGTCCGACGCGCTTGACATCTACACCACCGTGTCCGGTGGCGACGACGCCTCTCTTACGGAGTCCATCACCCGCACAACCGAGGCCAGGGCTCCGGCGGACGCACCCAGTATTACTTCGTGGGCGTCTGACGGATCGGATTCCATTGATCTGGATTGGACTGCCGTTTCCGGTGCCGACGACTATGACGTTAGTATCATCAACGCGAGCGGTACTGAGCAAGGTCCGTTTACAGTAAGTGATCCGACGACATTCTACGAGTTTACGGGCGGCGTTAATCCCGTCCAGTATCAAGCACGGGTACGCGCCACGAACGCTCAGGGTGATGGCCCTTGGAGCAACGGCGGTTCCTATACATCGCTAGTAACATTCCCAGGAGGGTTCTAATGAGAGAAGTAATCAGCGCAAGCGAGGGCCATCGCATCACCAGCAGGAACGTGACTGACGGTGAGTTCGGCCAGCGTTGCAACCTCAAGCTGACCGGCACATGGACGCTGGAGCGCGTGGACAAGCGCACGGGCAGGACTGTTCGCGTGGACAAAGCCCACAACACCATCCAGTCTGCGGGGATCACAGAGTTCCTTGAACTATGCACTGGCGACAGCACTGCCCATTTTGACAGCGGCGCGTTCTTTAAGGTCTACGACGGCGACCCCGGCACAGAGGTCTTTTCCGCCGCATCCGCAGACGCCGCTCCTGTGCATCTGACCGAGCAGGTTACATGGACGTTTTCTGACATCTCCGTAGATACATACACAGCCGCAAGGATCGAGTTTGGTCTGGGTGCCCTGACGTTTTCAAACGCATCTGTGGCGTTTGGCGCTAAACCAAACACGCAGAACTGGATCTACAGGTACGAGTTGTCTATTTCGTCTGGAGACGCTCCGCTATCAGAGAGCGACGGGCTGGATCATATGCTGCGCCTGTTTACTGGCGACAAAGACGAGCACTTCAATAACGCGGCGACGGCGCTGAAAATCTACGAGGACCAGAGCTTCACCGAGCTTAACGGTGCCGGCAACGGGAGCTACACGCTGGGCCAGGACACAAGTTTCCCTAGCGTTTCTGGCTCGGACATGGTTTTGCAGTGGGTGGTTCCGGCGGGCACTCTCACGGGCACATGGGAGGGCGTGGAGATTTACACGACCTACGGAAACGGAGACGACGCAACCCTGCGTTCGCCCGCCCTAGGAGTCTGGGATAGCCTAGGCAGCAAAACCGCCAGTTCCAAATGGCAGTACACCTACACCTTTTCGTTGACATGACCATAAAACTGAGCGAAGAGACAACCCGACATATTCAGCGCCTGCGTCACCGCGCAGAGATGGCTCGTCAGATCCACGACGCATACGTTCTGGGCGTAGTGCATGGCGCGGGTCGAGATCTATCCGATCTATCTGACGTGACATTCAACCCTAATGTCGGCACTCTGGACATTAAGGACGATTGAGTCAGTACATAGCGCGGGGTATATTGCGGCGTTGCCCACAAACCCAGCACAATGCGGTTGACGCAGCCGCACATCACGGGCGGTAGCGCCCACAATCGCCAAGGAGGCGAAACAATGCAGACGTATGAACTTCAGAAGAAGCTCGACCGCCTTGCGGCGAGCGTACCCGAGGTGCTGGAGCGCCTGGGGATCAAGGGAACGTCCGAAAACGCCATCGAGGAGTGGCGCGAGGACATCGGCGGTGTGTTCGGCAACCGCATGGGCGTCAAGTACCGCCGCGATGATGGCAAGCTGCTGTGGGAACCCACCAGTGAGTGGGAGTTCTCGCACAACATCGTAACCAACGAGGGGCTGGACTACGTGCTGGACGCCACGCTGTCGAACGGCACCGCCATCGGCACGTGGTATGTGGCGGCAGTCAAGACGGACACCACGGCGGCGGCTTCGCAGACCTACGCGACCCCGGTGTACACCGAGATTGCCGGGTCTGACGTATCGGAGACGGTACGCGAGGGCTTTGGGGACAACGCGGTATCTTCGCAGTCCATCGCCAACGGCACGGTCGCGCAGTACACGGCAGCGACTACGGTGACGCTGTTCGGCGCGTCTCTGGTTGGCGGCGGGACTGCTGCGTCCACGATTGCGAACACGGCGGGCGGCGGAACGCTGTTTGCCTACTCCAAGTTCGCATCGTCCAAGGCCATGACCTCCTCGGACACCATCGACATCACGTACACCATTAACGCCAGTGATGTCTAATACGCTGGAGGAATTAACCCCTCAGCAAATCGCGGACCTCCGTGATATTGCGGTGCGCTACCGGGGCCGTCGTGAACGCCAAGCCAAGGCGGGCGCGGCGGTCCAGCGCAACGCATGGACATGGAAGCAAGCCAAGCTCAACGGACTGCTGAACTCCAAGCAAACGCTGGTGTGGGCGTTGAGCGTAGAGGGCCGCAATGCAGGGCTGGAGCACAAGCTGGGCGAAGTGCTGGACGAGATCGCCCAGTTGCAAGCGGGGGGCGTGACGCTGTGAAACTGCGCTTTGTTCATGTACCGCGCACGGGAGGCAATTCAATCTTCCGTTCGTGGTCTATCAAAGCGCCAGAGTACAGAGGGCACGATCTTCCGGCGCAGGACCCGGCGGTGTTTCGGTACGGGTTCACACGCAACCCTTGGGATCGCGTGGTCAGCTTGTACGAATTGCTGCACCCCGCGACAGACCCAAAGCGCCAAGCGTTTAAGGATTGGGTGCTAGAGGGTATGCGCGGGCCTGGGTACGATGGCGTGCCCATTGTCGCGCCGACATTGCGCTGGTTGCGCGGCTGTCAGTTTATCGGGCGGTTTGAGCACCGAGAGCGGGACCTGACGCTACTCGCACAGATGCTCGGTCGTGCGGTTCCGACAAAGCACGTCGGGGCCACGGATCGCCGCCCGTATCCTGAATATTACGACGAAGAAACGCGGGAGATTGTCGGCGTGCTGTACAAAGAGGATATCGACCATTTCGGCTACACCTATGACTAGCACCCGCACGACGTGGTACAACCACGCGGTAGACCAGACCTCCACG